AACACGGTTATCCTTACATTAGTATTAGTAATTTACTCCCTTCATAAGTACAAGTTCCAATATCCACAATTGCATATTGCATCACAGCTGATGTATACTGAACACTAGAGTTAGCCTGTTTCCCTTTCTGGACGCACAGTAGCGCTTTTGTTAACCGATTTTGGAGACCGGTAATGCGTTATCTGCAATCTCTTTTTTTTCCATGAGCTGGCTGCTTGCTTAAGGTGAAACTAACCTTTGCCTCTCGGCTTTACCTATTCTTTCCAAAGGAATAAGTTAGGAGCCGTATTGCCCCTATTTCGTCATCGTGTTTATATCCCTTTTTGATTCTGCTTTTGATAAACTAATACGGATATAGGGATTTCGTTCCCTTTGCACTGTTTAGTACTCAGTGTGTCTTCTCTTTAGTACTGCGTCTTTAGAAGTCTCCAAACGGTTCTCACTTCCTAATGAGGATTGTACACGCTCATCCCCTCTTATGTAGTTTTCAATTACATAAGCTAACATCCTACCTTTTGAGTAATCTCACAGTTTTAGCTGCTAACATATTCTCGGATCATGTAACTTTTCGGGCTATGGAGAAATGATTCCAAACTCCCTGACAGGTGCGACCAGTATTATTATATACCTTACCGCATGACTTCCTCGGAGTGATTTACGCTATAGTTTTACTCCTCTCGAACTGTGATATAATTATAGTATTTATTATACGGTTATTATCACTAACTTTTTACCGTAGGGCTGTCATCTTTAGCCGTTAATCCTTGTTTTGGTGTATTGATGCTTATTATTTCACCAGTGGTAAGATTAATAGAAGCTACTACTTTCTTACCTAGACATATGTCGACAAACTTATTTTTTACATCACTACTACTGATGTAGTCTATTGGTTCCATTTTTGAAGCATCAAAACCATCCAAACATTTACAAGCATTACTTACAGACGAACGTAAGTACTGTTCTACATACAAACAATTAGTTATACTACTGTTAGCTTGGTCTCTAATAAAAGTAGACTGATTACCTTCTACTATAAAGTATTCAGTTTGAGCTTGAATAGAATTCAATTTAGCTCTTGCTTCTCTTGAGTCCTTAATGATACGTGATAGACGTATCATCTGTTGAAGTATAATTTTATTGTTCATATTTATCTACTATTGTTAATGGAGTTGCCGGTGATTCGTCATCAGATACCTTACTTATAGCATTTACTTTCGGATATCCTGTTGAATTCGTCTTCTCTATTACTTTAGTTTTCCACTTAACTACTGGCTTTGGTTCGCCAGTAGTTTTTACATTCACTTTTGCGTCTGTTGTTCCTTTCACGGATACTTCTAATGTAGATAAGTCGACTTCGACATTTATCTCATCTACAGACTTTTTCTCCTCTTTTATTACTTTAGGGAAGTTAGGTAACTCCACTATAGAGGGCATAACAGGCTGTGCCTGTATAACTTCTGTAGTTGCGAACATTTGCCTACCAATGAATACACTGACAACAAACATTCCAACTACAGTTAACATTCTATTATTCATTTGATATGATACTTATTAGAATGGTTATTCTTCTAAGATATGAATTTTTAAAAGAAACTTTTTAAACAAGTTTAGTTTTTTTTTTCAGCCCCTTCAGATTTCTCTTCATTCTTAGGATATTCGTCTTCCTTTGGAGCGATTAAATCTCCTTGACAATACTCTGCAAGACGATCAGCCGGATTTCGATACAGATTAATAATCTGACCTACGACCATACGCATCTTATCAAGCGTAGGAGTCTCCTTCTGTTTGTCAAAGTAATTGGTACGAATACTCCCTAGAACTTTACGGGCAACTTCACGTGCAGCTTCAAGTTCAACTTTCTTACTGTCTTCTACACCATCAGTAGTAATAGTATAGTCAGCAAATAACTTATCAATGTAGTCATTGCCCAGTAAGCCAGTAATAGCATTAATTGCTTTATCTTCTTCCGGCTTTGCTTCAGGATCATCCTTCAGTTTATAGCGGAAGTTTTCTCCAATTAAAGCACGTAATGCTTCTGCTACTTGTTCTTCACTCCAACCGGCTTTAGACATGTGCGTATGCATGATAGAGTGAGCCATACACGGTGAACCTGTCTGTGAAGTATATAAGTATACAGCACGACCTAAACCACGTAAGATAGCTGTAGGTTGGATAATAGAGAATATCTCATTAATCCAATCTGTAACTGTCTTTTCATCCAATGCAAGCTTCTTATCTGCATTAGTTTCTTTCAGGCCACGATATACACGATACCATTCTACAGTGTTAACTATATTTTCTGCCACATTCTTCTCTTTAGAGATGAGGTAATTAAGGGCAGTTTTCAATTCCTCATCATTAGTAATCTTGTTAGGATCAAGCTCTGGAATTTCTACTTTCGGCTTGCTGTTTGCAAGTTCTGTAGGTACTTCACTTTCTGAGAAGTTAATAGACATTTGTCCATCGTTCCCAGGCAGAGCTTTAGCAGGAGCTAGCTTAATGCCTAGCATTTCTGCCATACTTTGCAGCGGTAATATTTGGTCCGCAGCAATCTGTAACTGCAATTCACCACGTTCACCACGGTCGAACAAGTCTTGACGTACATCAACAAGAGCTAATAGCGTTACTACATCAATACTACGATTGATGTCTGCATATAACTCAGGATATTGCTTCTTGAGCTCTTCGTTGTTGGCATAACGCTGTTGCATTACAAATGCTAACATAGCTTTACCATCAACAGACGATTCTCTTGAACCAATAGGTATGCCGGCTGTAGGAATTCCTGTGATAAGATTTGCAGCACGTTCTACAGCCTTCTTCTCGGGACTGTTCTTACCTGTTGCATCTTCAGGAATAATTGTAGGAATTTTTTTCTCTTCCTTCTTCTTAGGCTTATCCGGACCTTTAGGGGCGTCCTTCTTTGCCTGAACCTTAGTTTCTTTAGCTGTAGCGGGAGCTTTCTTCGCATCCTCTACTTTAGCATCCTTCGGCTTGTTATCTACTTGAGACTTAGTTTCCTCCTTCTTGTTCTCAGTGTTGTTTACTTTAGCTTCAGCTTTTGCTGCTGCTTTTGCTGCTTTCAAGGCTGCCTTTCTTTCAGCCTTACTCATTTCTTTTGCCATTTTTTGATAAATGTTTTAAAGTGTTAAAATAAAAATTATTATTAAGTACAATTAAAAAAAGATAGATTAGTTTAAGAGGTTAACTATCGTCCTCTATTTCTGGTGAGTCACGTCCATTAGTAAAGGTATTACTTTTAGTTAGTGCATCGAATAATTCTTCATCTTTAACAATGTAACCTGCAACCCCAGTAAGGCGAATGGTAGTACCTTCTGTCACTGTAGCTACTAAGCTTTGCATGCATGTTAAAGCATCATCATTACTCATGGCGCTAACTAAACTAGTAAGAGAAGTAGTCTTATCATTATCTGACTTAACTACTTCCTTACTTAAAATACCTACTAATAGACCAGCCATAATGGCGAAAACAAGTTTCCACCACATTCCTGTACTACGAAATAATCGCGCAAGGATAAATGCTACAGTTAGTAGACCAATAATTGCTGGTGTCATAATTAGTAAATGTTTTTAGTTTAACAATTGTTTTAATTTCTCTCTCGCTTTGTTAAGGCGAGATTTCACTTGAGACTCAGAGAGTTCAAGACGCTCAGCAATCTCTTTGTAAGAGAGATTCTGATCTGTGCGTAGTTCAAGTATATACCTGTACTTATAGCGAAGTCTACTTAATGCATCTGATAACTTGTTATCTGTCTCATGATAGATGTAAACATCTTCTGGTGAGCTGTCGGCCGAACTGCTTACCTGTAGACAGTTATTATCATTATCTAACTCATAATCATACTTCTCTTTTTTAGTACGTCGTATATAATCAATACTACTATTTATAGCGATAGTTTTTAGCCACATCTCAAATGAGATATGGTTAACATAACTAGCTATCTTAAAGAAAGCTTTAGTAAACGTTACAGATACTAAATCATCTGCTACATCTTTATTATGTACAATATCATATATAGTATTGTATATAATTCTGTGATAACGATTATAAAGCTGTGTGAAGGCGTATTGTTTACCTTCTTTAGCCTGCTTGATCAGATCTAAAAGCTGTTGTCTTTCTTCATCTGTCATAATTACGGGCTTTAGTGTGCCTATAGAGTCAACCAAGACTCTATAGACTTAAAATGGCAATTCTAGTACATTCCTACAATAATATTCATACCAATCTTTGTAGAATTTATTATAAGTATCCCATATACATTCCATGAATTCTATTTTCATAGGTCTAGTAAGTACACTAGTAGGAGTATTATTAATTAATCCACATAATATTCTTATACGAACCTTTAGAGTTAAATCTTTATCGACTCCTATCTTTTGTATTATCCTATTATCAAACCAAAATATTAAATATTTTACAGTTTGAACTTTATAAGATTCATGAAATTCTAGTTCTTTTAATTCCCTTTTTTGTATTCTTAAAAAGGTATACCACTCAGATCGCCAGTTAAATGAACTATACTTAACTCCCCAAGTGGTATATATATGATTTGTCAAACTATAAATTAACATATTGCTGCTTTACTCTTTTAGCTATTTTCATTAGTACTACATTAATTTGTGCTAATGACCAGCCTGTAGTCTCTAATATATAAGCTTTAGTTGCGGCTACACCTCGTCCATATATTCCAATATTTTCAAGGTATTTATTAGTAAATGTCTTTAACTGTTCGTCAGTTATAGCGGGCATTTTTGTACCATGTATCGATTGACGATAAGATGGTAATGAACATATTTCTGAGTATTCATACTCTAGAAAAACAAATTTATCGGGATTTGCTAATACGCTCTGAATTTCAATAGATTCTTCAGGTAGTACTGTGAATTCCCCTTTCTGTACTAAGTCATTAACTAATAGTGCAGAAGTAATTCTCATACAAGGAACTTCTCCAATTATATTAGCAAGAAGTTCAAAGTTTTCACCTACAATTCTGTAGATACCAGGATGATTGAGTCTCATGGTTGATTAATTTCTTTTTTAAAGTTATTTACTATTCCAGATACTTCTGATAAAGTTAACTCTGGATACTTTTGCATCACTTTATTAACCGCATCAATATCAGACTTAGCTGACCTGAGTAAGTTAATGAACTCTGTTCTTTCATGTTTAGAGTCAAACCAAGCAAAATATCTTACACGCATTGATATTCGTATTCTTTTATTTTACTACTTAATTCATTCCATTTAGTGATATCTATATCAGTAGCATCTACTAAATGTATTATGTCACATTTAGTATTGAACACTCTTCTAATATAAGATATACCTTCTTTGTAGTGATACTTATTCTTATAAGCACGAGGTACTACATTATGAAGACGAGTTATTAATTCAGTCTTCATTCTCATCTCTGTTGCAGCTTTCTCCCATGATTCTGGAAGATTCTGTCTAATAAAATTCATTAATCCCATTTCAAATTAATTTATTGATTAAACTTAATATTGTAGCATTGAAGGGAGTCGAACCCTTCACAGCCCATACGTCTGATCTAGCCTGATATGCTCCAGCTTTTTACGACATTAGCTTAGCCGTTGGACTCTGTTATCACGCTGCAATATCAGTATAGTCCATTACATAACTTGTATTGCCAGTTATCTGCTTATTGACCTATTCTACTTCACATTGTCGCTGTCAAAACCGTTTAGCCCCGTGTATTTCTATACACTGGTATACATTTATATTTAGCCGAATACAAAGCTAATCATAATAATCCTATTTATACAGCTTCTTTAGATAGGATAGATTCTACTAAGGGCTATATAATAGGTAATGTACAATTTATCTCTACAGCAATAAATTATATGAAGAATAATATGTCTCACAGAGATACAATTAAGCTCTGTAATATTATTGCTAAACACGTAGTGGAGCTAGGGGCATACGATAGCCCCGTCCATACGACTGATTCATAGACCTAACAGTCAATGTGGGTATACAACCGACCAAAGTTGTATACCCTATGGTCTTGAGAATGGTTAGTTCTCTTATATATACTGATCTTGATAATACACGAATAATAGTTAAAGTATAGATACTTTAAGCGATTCAAAGATTCATATTATTCAGTCTAACTTGATGTCACGACTAAGGCTTTCTCTATTTCTAGAGGACAATCTTATTGTCGCGATCTCAGACTTATGATCAGTAGTTCACGGTAGTTCCCCATAACTGATTTAAAATTCTGTATGAGACCTGTTAATTCAGGTCCTTGTATGCCATCAATCCCTATGAGTTCAAAAGAACTATTCCGACTCATCATACTAAAGCTATTGATTCAAAGATTCTAAGCTTGGAACCTCTTTTATTTGTTTTGAATTTAGTTACTTGTTACTTACCAGGAACTAATTCATTGTATCTCCAGTTCCACGAGTCTGGGAACAATTCGTTAAGTTCACTTAAGGACTTATCGATATCTTTTCCAATCTCGATAAGATCTTTGTCGTACTGCTTCTTTAAGTTGCGAGCTTCTTCTTCCCATGCGGACACGGGCTTATTTCCGTTCACAACAGCTTCTTTCAGTGCAGCAAGATCCTTTAGATACTGTTTAATACGTTGGTTTGTTCTATTAGAGCGTCTTACTTGCAGTACCGCAGACGATACTGTATATTCACTCTTTTGAACAACATTAACCAGGTCTCTCGTTAACTTTTCCTTGCGTCGTTCAGCAATTTTCTTTGCTGCTTCTTCAGCAATTTCTTCAGTTACCTTACTTGAGTTAGCAATTACATCCTGGATGTTTTCTCCATTTACATCCTCTGTAAGGATGTTCATTTTCTTTGTTTCTGCCATTTTGAATACAGTTTAATTGATTTAACAATAAATTTATTTAACACTATAATATAATCTTAATAAAAGAACAGCCGCCAAAATATCTCTTTTTAGCTTCTATTATAGCTACTGCTATAATATTTAGCCTTAATTTGATATCTTTATACTTATTCTTTTTATGAATTTTTAGTGCTGCTTCTTTACTACATCTACTAAAGTATGATATAGCTTCTAATCTTTTCTCCTCGTATAGAGTAGGAGTAATAACTATATTAGTCATATAATATGACATCTTAAGCAGTTTTAAGTGCTTGTCTACGTTCTCGATTTAATCGAATTTTACGTTGACGACAGCTTTCTCTACTACCTGCTTTTATTAGCTTACGATTTTCATAAGCTGTTTCTCGTTTCTTACGATTCATAGATGTAAGAATAAGGAAATTAGTTACTCTTTGATGCTCTTTTTTTAAGTATTTTTCAAGTTTAGCTATTTCCTCTTCAGCCCAGTCAATATATTCTTGTACTGGATTTTTGTTTAATTTTTCAAGCTCTATAAATTCTTTTAGAGCTTTTATACGTTTTGTTTTACTCATATTTTTTTTTTGATAAATTTAAGTAATGATTAAAAAAAGAACTATCCTATTTATTTGTATCTCTTATTCATAGGTAACCCGTTTCCTTCATCACTGACCAATAAATTGGTTGACCATTGTATAGTCCATTGTACTCTTGAATAGCAGTTTGGTAACTGCTAAACTTCCATTAGGGATTTGGCTATAAATAGTTCTTTAGGTTGGCTGAATCCACCATTTTACTAACAATTTAAATTAGTAATATATAGTATTGAGTAGAGGCTCTGGCGGAACCTCTACTTCTTTACTATTCTTTGGTTGCATTCTGAGTTTACACTCATGAGTACATTCACTACAGTTGATATGATTATCAAGTGTAGGACAATTATTATCTATTTCCATGCTTTCTTACGATTATAGGGCTCCATCTTTTTATGTTTTGGCTTCTTTTTGAATTCCTTTGGAGGTTCTTCATTATTCTTCTTTACCATACTAGTAAAATTTAAATATAGGATTAACATCACGTAATAACTCAGGTAATGCGGATAAACCGTATTCCTTTAGTACCTTACGATGTTCGTAATATGCAGAAGTAGTATTTACTTTAGCAATAATACTTACTGGAACACTAATAACCTCACGATTCTGTTGTACTAAGAACTTACATAGTTCTGAATTCAATAGCTCTCGTGTCTTGAGAGCAGGTGAACCAATAGACGCAATAATCTTCTTACAGAAGACTTCTATTACTGGTATTTGTGGATTAGATGGTCTATCTACTGCTACATCAGTTGGAGTTAAACATTTAGCTACCATAGCACTCATCACATCTTCATCTGATAAGATACTTACATCTACGTTCTTAGCATCTGTATTATTTGCTATATTTGATGCTAAAGATGTTACTAGTGTATGTTCATCTTTTATTTCTCCTTTAAATGTAATAATAATTGCTTTCATACTTTACTTTTTGATAAGTTATTTACTGGGAATACTAATAGATACTTCTATTTCATACTCCTCTAATTCTTCAAATAATTTATCAGTATTTAACTTACTGATAATTTCAATAGGTGGATTAACTTCTACTCTCTTACCTGGTACTGTTCTACATAGCTTTTTAGCTCGTTCTAACGATATGCCAAGTACTTTAGTAGCAGCTAATAGATTTGCAAGATAGTGGTCGTTACTGAACTTTATTTCAGTTAATTTACGACCTTCTTTTACTTTATTGACTACCATTCTTCTTCATTCTGAAATTAGGTTCTCAAACTCAGTAAAGAAATTCTCTGGATCTTTACAGATAATTCTTGCATTATCTGCCTCTATGACTACAATTTCTCCAAGTTTGTCATCGCAGCTCTGAGTTATGCTGTCAATATAATCAATATTGACTACCGCAGTTTTTGTTTCTTCAGTATCTGTAAAGCATTGCTCTACAAATAAAAAATCTCCAATCTTTTTCATGTCTCTAAAAAAATTTAAAATTGTTAATAATGACGCCCGGACACTCAGGATTTAATTAAGTTAGTGCCAACCTAGTTTATAGCATTTGTTATAAGACAAAGATGAACGACCACAATCGTTACTTACTATGACTCTCACTATAGTTTTAACTCATAAGCAGAAATAGCTGTCAAACTAAATCTTATTGGAGTACATGATTTTAACGTCCGCACGATCATATATACCATCTATTCTATCAATCCCGTTTTTTACAGTTGCGCAATTAACCTGTATAAATGAGAATAAACGATAACCTGCTGTATATACTTACGCCCCACATGTTTGTCATTTTCTGAGGACGTATACTCTATCTTCACAGACTGAGTATACTAGACTCTAATATTCATTTAAAACAGAAAGAAGGTTTGGTTTTAATTCTGAATAGAGTCATTTACAACCGTTGATATAACATGAGTTTGTATAGAGTCATCAAGATATTTTTGAGCTCTTGCTCCAGATAGTACTGTGTTATACGTTGATGTGTTTGATTTATATATGTAAATTATGTCTTTTATAGACAACGATGTACCATGTTGCATCAAAATATCAATTAATACTACCTTTGGCATAGCTAAAAATACACTATCAACTCTTCTATCTTCTCTCATTTGCTCTCTCATGTCGAGAATATCCTGTATTGTTGTTACAGGTTCCTCAATGATAACTTGAGGATCTTCTTGTACTTCTTCTTGGTTCACACCATTTAAGAAATTAGCAATGTTTTCACGCTCTGCGTAAATTATTGCTCCCATCATGCCTATTAAGGCAAGAGTTATTAATACTACCCAAACTATTATTCTTGGCGGTTTAGGTTTCGCCATCAAATCATTTTCCATTTTGATAATGTTTTAAAATTAGTAATTAATCTCCCCACAACCAATCTTGGAGTAGTTCTTTAAAGTTTTCTATTATGTAATTTCCATCCCCTCTTTCTTTTATCTTCAGAGAAGTCCCGACATCAGCATAGGAAATGCCCAACCCATCGTAAGAAAGCAAAATGAACAAACCCGCAGATTTATTATATCCATCTTTTCTGTGTAACCAAGAATAGATGTAATAATAATCGAACTTAGGTGTCCAAGGTTTATTACCATTACTAATGAAATTTAGAGCAGCTATAATTGTACTAAGCTGTTCATACAGATTCAAATGCTTATCTTTATAAGTTCTGGGTTTTCTACCTATTACTTTACAAGCATCTTTGTAAGATTTAATTTCTTCTCTTTTCATACTTTTATTGATTAAAATGTTACTTTATAGTATCTCCAACGAAATATACATGATGATATAGATAGTATTTTACGTATATAGTACTATTTTGATTTGTAATAGGATTACGTAATGTAAACTTATATTCTTCATCATTAGTAATACTTCTCTCTTTATTAACTAATATATAATTCTTGTACTTCATTTGTAAATCTACAAAATTATATACAGTTTTGGACTCTTCGTATTCTCTTTTAATTAGAATGCCAACAATATATGTTATTATTGCTATTACTAATATTCTACTAATTCGATTTAATTCATAATATTTAATTACTTTTATCATAAATTGATTTTAATGTTAATTACTAATTATAAAAGGCATTAGTTTTCATAGGTACAAACTGGAAGATTTATTTAACCTACTACTTAACACACTCGCCACGTGAAGGCTGCCTTAATGAGTGCAATCAGTATATCTATATTCACATATAAATATACTGACAACAGTACGCTTACTGTTATGCTTAATTAATCAATCTGTACAATTAAGAATGAAACGATGATTAAATAAACAAATGGCTCATACTATAAATCTAAGGACGAACGAACTTGGCTATATTAAACTATATGACATCTGCGACTAGGAGAAGGTAATATTGCTGTCTAATATAGTTGTTCCTGATTTTAACGTCTGCACTAATACTCGTGACACCACTACTATAAACACGAGATATAAGCCCCACAGGATTGTTAAGGATTCTCACCTTATAGACTGTTTGTAGATAATATCTCATCTACAATAAGATTATCTATTACATACTGCTGAATACAAGTTATTTTTTTTCTTCATAATTTGATATTATTTATTTGTTAGTTAATGCAATAAAAAAAAGTAATAGAGTAAGCGCATTAATATAGTTATGGAAAACACCACTATAAGCTATGCTAAGAGATGTCTGATATAAGACCTCATTTTTCTCTTACTCTATTAAAAAAACACTTTAGTTCTAACGCCTCTGCGCCTTCATACTACGTTTCTAGAACGTCGTAACGTCCCAATTAGGGAGATATACATCATACACGAGTTTTCATATAACATTGTGTTGATATAATAGTTAGATATCCAAAGTATTAACACTTATTGTTCAGTTAGTGTCAGACTGTTAAGCACCTCATTAAGCTCTATCGAGGTATAGCTTTCTATCTTCGCTCTGCTTACTTCGAGCTTGGTTTCTGTCTCTAAAAGATGTGCGCCAGTTGGAACCTACAACTGCATCTACCACGTGGATTCATAATCTGTCTTTACTTGCGCATAGTAAATAGGATTATGTTTTTTTTTCTTGACTCACACTTATTTCATATACGACTTGTCACGTATCATCGGTGGTTTAAGAAGAGAAGCATAATAATATAGTCCTTAGCGCTACCTAAGTCTTTATAAGGGCATACCTAACTTATATTATTATACTTTAACGTGGTTAAATTATGTTTCACAACATATGAGGATAATTTGCATTTCATAGAATAATTACTTTGCGAATAAATCTGTATATCTTAGTTAAATAACCATATAGATAGATATAATACTATCATTGTGATTATTACTGATAACATACCTAATTCTGTGTCTTTATCCATATGATTATTTATTTAGTTAATGATTAAATTGCATTTTACACCTAAAACTTATAACTAAAGGAATTCTCTACTCTGGCGTTATGACTCTAGGAATCAATGTTGTAGTAGCTAAGTATTTACATGGATAGTCCACAACCTTTAGATTTACATAAGAAACTGGTGCCCTCAATGTCTTGGGATTGTTACACAACTCCGTAGCTTACGCTACTCCGAAGTTATTGAGTTTTTTATTTATAGAACAAGCGCATTATTTTCGTTATGCTATTCTCTTGTTCTAATTTGTTCTCTTACTCATCATCTAATCTTAAAGTAAGATATAGAATGTGAAACACATTAAAAGTGAGATAAAAGATTACACCATTAATCCCTCCTATAATGTAATAACAAAATAGGACAGATATAATGTTCAATAGTCCGTGTATTAATGAATGCATAGGCAAAGTTGTTATGTTGATAATAAATGTTGATTTGCAAAGCAAGCAGAGCCCACATAACAGTAGGCAATGCTTGTTGGGTGAAAACCGCCATATATTAAGCGATTACCTCAGTAATGTCGGCCGCGGTTTCACATGGAATATAAGCACCTGATTCAAGTCCCCTTTCAAAAGTCCTTTTGCATAAGGCATCAGCATTTCCACCGTTCTCAGCACATGTACCGTCAGCATTTTCAAACAGTGTTAAATTAACACTTTTAAACACTTTCGGTATGTACTTCGTTTTAGTCACTTCAATGGTTTTGCCATTACGAACAACCTTCTCCGTTACTTCCTCCTCCGTTTCATAGACACCAGTAACAGAGCTTTCTTTGCGAATGTAAAACTCCGTACCCGTTGCCCATGATACCGACATTAACCGTATTGGCGCACCCTTAACTACATTTCCGTGCTCGTCCACCTCATAGAGTTTTTCTAATTGCTCTACTTGTTTGTCCGTTGACGGAAAAAGTGTTTTTGTAAAGTTAAAACGCCTTGACATCATAGCGAACGGATTAATACAACCGTCCTCATCTACTACGTTTGCACTCTCGTCACCTTCAACTCCCGTTGCTTTAATAATAAAGTACGGCATTTCGTTCTCTCTCTCAACTTTAACAAAACTTGTTACGTTACACTTCATAACTACACAATTTAAGAATTATACAATACACGATAAAAAGGGAACGCCAATACCAAATTAGTACGGGGTGTTCCCTGCCGATACTTAATAGAGGGGAGTGAACTTTTGCTACTCCACACACGCACCACCTCTCTCAAAAAATTTTTATAAAA